CTAAAACCCGATCGCCAGCCACGAAAACCCGTTACTGCGCTCGCCGGCGAAGCCGGGCACTCCACCCGGCACGTCGAGCACGAAGGTCGCGCCGGTCCGGTCGTAGGTAATGACGCTGGCCGCGGTGTTCAGTCCGCTGGTGCTCGCGTAAACGTTGGTCGCAAGCGGCGGAACAAGAATCGCATTGGGAAAGGTAATCGGCCAACTCACCACGAAGGTCTCATCATTTGGTATCTTCTGATCGCTCAGGGGATAATAGCCCCATTGAATGATTGCAGCCGCGGAGCCGCGATTTATATCGCTAATCGGAATGGTCAGATATCCATTCGTCTGCAAGGACCCCGTGAAGCCGGCCATGAACGCCTGCAGCACTCCAAGATTGGCGATATTCGTATTCTGCCGCCCGTAAAGGAATGCGGTGCGATTCGCAAGCTGCTGATGCGGCTGATTGCTCAGCCCAATGCCTCCGAAGCTCGCGCCAGCGGCGGCGCCCTCGACGGCGTCGGTCGCCTGAAGTTCGTATACTTCATTTGCGCTAAACTCAGGGCTGTCTATTAGTGTAGCCATCGTTACCGTTGCCTCAGAACGTGAGCGTCCAGGTTCCAGCCAGTGACATGTTTGCTCCGAACACGATCGGACTCAGCGTTTTCCGCGCCAGCATCGGCGTGGGCGCGTTCGCGCCGGGCACTCCGACCCCGGTGTGATTTGCGAACAGCCCTATTTCCTGAATAGTCAGATTTTGCGCTCCCGTGTCGCTGGTGGTAAGGCTCCAGTTGAAGGTCACGCTCCCATTGCCATCTTCGGCATGGGCATCGATCGGCTTGTAGTAAGCGGGCGCGGCCAGCCCCAAATCGTTGACCGTCGGCGCGTTGGAGCCCGACCCGAAGCCCACCACCGAGCAGAACTCGCCGGTGGTATCGCCACCCAGCAGCGCCGCCAACGCGGGCAATCCCGCGTTGACGAACAGGTTGCGCCCGCTGCGCCGATAAATCAATTGGCCGCGCTCGAACAGCTGGACGGTAACAATTCCACTTGGCCTCGTCATTTCAACCTCCTTCGAGGACGGGCGCACCGTTTATAATCAGCGCGCGATCCGCAACCACTGGTTCGCCGATGCCATAGGTTATTCCGCTATGCACATAGTGTCCGTTGTACACCGGCGCGATAGGGCCGTAGCCATCCGTCAATGGCGCCGCGGCAATCGCCAGTGCGAATTGCGAGTCCGACGGCTCCGGCGCCGCGTCGATCTGATACTCCGCGATTCCGCTCAGCGTGAATCGATCCGCCGGCGTGGGCGCCGCGTCCTGCACCGGTTCCGTCACGAACCACAGCGAGTCCAGCCACGCGCGCGCGGGCTGAAAGAACTCGATCGCCGCAATTGCACTCTGCGCGGCGCCGGCGGCAACTTCAGCCCCCGCCGCAAGATTGATCAACACTCGGAACACTGCCCATCCCTGCCCCACCGGGTATTCGCTCCCACCCCAGCTCCCTTGACCCTCCATTATCGTCACGCCGCTCCAACCGAGCGACGCGAGCGCGCGTTTGATCGCACTCGGAGTGCCGCGCGTGCGATGCAGCGCGATCGCCAGCTTCAGGAGCTCGCGCTCGGAGCCGTCGCCGGGTGGCGAACCGGCTGCGAGCGAATCGGCGCCGGCCAGGGTGTCGATATCCGTCAGCGTATCGATGTCCGTCAGCGTGTCGATACTAAGTGCGGACGGGGCGGCGAGCCGCCATAGCGGCGACAGAATGTCAAATTGCCACGCCAGGAACACCAGCGCACCATCCACTACCGAATCAATCCGGTAAATCAACAGCGGCGTGAGGTCGAGCGCCGACAACCGATCGACCAGCGTGAGCAACGCCTGCGTGCGAATGTCGTTTATCGACGGGGATGGAGTCAGTTCAGCCATCGTCTGTCATTCATCCTGCCTGGGCGTCAACAATTCTTTCCGCTGGACTCAACTATGCTCGCCGCTCACCGCCTGGGTCAGCGAAAGCGCGGTGCAGTTCGCCCACTGGCCCGGCAACAACTGCGTATAAACCGGCGCGCTCAGCACAACCTCATATACCCCGGCCACGGAAAGCGCCGCGATCACCTGGCTGGGCACGATATCGCGCTGAATCTTCGCCGTCAGCTCGAGCGCGTATTGCACCGCCGCGGCGTTTGCCGCCGCCATCGTCGCCACCGGATCGGCGTCCGAATACATCGTCAGGGTCCCCGTTATTTGGTAGTCAACCTCGGTGACGGCCAGCACGGTCACCGTGTCGGTCAAGGGACGCACCGAATCACCGCTCAGCGCGGCCGCTACCCGTGCGAGCAGCGCGGGACCCGCGATCCCGGCGGGGTTTGGCGCACTCTGGGGCTGCATCGTGACCGGACCCGTGAGGATATACACATCGATTTGACCGGGCGCGGGACTGACTATCTGCGCATCAACAATCGACGGATCCACGCCGAGCGCGAAAAATCGATACGCTCCCGCCGGACCCGCCACACTGAATTGATTCGGCGCCGCCTGAATCCGGGCGCGCAAATGATCGTCGGTCTCGGGCGCCGAGCCTCCCCCCGTGACCGTGGTGTTCGCGACACTGGCGATGATCGCGCTTGGGTTTAGTAGTATGTTGACTTGCCCCGCCAGATAGCCATTCGCTCCGGCGCCGAGCTGAACGGCAAGCGCGCTAACCATACCGCTGAGCGCGCCCGCCGGGATTACCAGCGCCGCCGAGGTCGCGAACGAGTACTGGCCGTCGCTGGTGCCGGCCTGCGTACCCGCCGGGATCGTGATGGCGATGGTCAGAGCGCTCGTCAGGGTGAACTCCAGGACGGTCGTGGCGCCCTGCGCGGACAGTCTGGTTACGCCGACCAACTGCCCGAGGTAATCAAGCATCGGAAAAATCGCGAACGCGAGCAAATTCTGCTGGGCCGCGTATTGAATCGCGTTGCGGATTAGCGCCTCGCGGTACGCATAGAGATCAATCAGCAGCCGCTCGACTTGCGCCGGCTGCAAGGTGCGTCCCGCCGCGGCTTCGAAGGCCGCGATCATATCGGCGAGGATCAGGTTCGGATTGAGCCCGTCGGCGTCATCGACGAATATCGGGGGCGGAAGGGACGGAATTCCTGCTGCCATTAATTCATCCTTCTGCAAACACTCGGGACCGGTTTGGCCGCGTCCTCACTGCGCCAGCGGCCCCAGCGTCACAATCGTGGTGGAGCTCGGACCCGCGCCCGCGGGTCCGGACAGTTTTAGCTGCCAGGTCACGCTCACGTTTAGATGGGCCCCGGATTGCGTCGTGGTATCCAGCACCGGCATGGCGGCGACGCTCAGCAAGGTGATTCGCGGCTCCCAGAGCGTCAGCGCGGCGGTCAGTTCGCGGACGATCGCGGGCAGCGCTTCGGAGATCGGATGGTCCAGGTAGCGCCAGATATCGCAGCCGAAAGTCGGGCGCAGCGGATCGCTTCCGGTCGGCGTGGTCAGGATGATCGCGACGCACTGGTCAACGTCGGCCACGCCTTGCACGACCTGGCCGATCGCGCCGAGCTTCAAAGACCAATCCGCCGACCTGATGTCGGCAAGGGTCACGGCATCGGCGCTCATGTCACTGCGCCTCCACGATCAGGCTCGCGCTGGTGATCGATCCGATTCCGGCCGGGCAGGTCACCTGGTCCCCTAGGCGTGCGACCCCCTTGAGCTGTCCGGTACCGAGCTGAATCTGCGCGGCCGAAATCACCTGCGCGTTGCCCAGCGAGTCGATAGCTATCGATGCGGCGCCCGCGCTGAGCGTCAGCGTCGCGCCCGACGGCAGAGCCACCGCAAGCGCGTGCGCCCCGCCATCGTATTTTATCGACGCGCCGTCGGCGAACCCCAACTCGAGCAGGTGCGCGCCGCCGTCGTATTTCATCGACGCGCCGTCGGAAAAACCCAACTCGAGCACGTGCGCGCTCCGATCGTACTCGAACGCGGCGCCGTCGCTGAAACCCAGATGCCATTTGTCGGCGCTCGCAACCGGCGCCGTGTCGGCCGACGAATAGATCGCGCCGAGCACCGCGCCCGCCTCGTCATGCGCATCCATCAGGCACACCACCTGCTCTCCGAGATCGGGAATCCAATAGGCCTTGTCGTTCTGGCTCTTGGGCACCACGATCGGCAACCACCAACTCCGCAACTGATCGTAATCCGGAAAAACCACGCGCACCCGCGCGCGCGCCACGTCCTGCTCCTGCACGATTCCGACCCGGAACATGCCCGGCGCCGCCGACTGGTTGCCTGCGTGCTCACTCATTTCAGATCCTCACGCGCCGCGGCGCGCTTCCAGTTCGGTCGTGTAACCACGCGCCCGGCTCACACGATGCCGCGCGGTCTCAATCAGGTAGAGCCCGTCCAGCACGCCCCATCCCGACAGCCATACGTTGCACCCGGCCGCGAGCGCGGGGTTTCCCGGCCCGAGCACGCGCGCGCGAATGAAAAACCGGTTGTAGCGATGAAGTCCCGCCGCGGCGCGCAGGCCCGCCTGCGTCGCGTCCTCGCATCGCGCGATAATCTTGAGCGTGTCGCCGGTCGGCATCGCCGGCACGGCGCTGGTACTCTGCGCGATGAGGTGCTTCGCCGATGGATCGAAATACGCCGCCGACGCCGCCGAATAAACGCGCCGCGTGCGGTTGCGGAAATCAAAGCGCTCGACCGCGGTGCGTACGATGGTTGCCGCCGCTGGCGCGGTCTCGAGCGCGGTGCGCGAGTAAAATACCAACTGCCCGCTCCGCACCGTAAAATCGTAGTTGAACTCGGTGGCCAGCCGCGCAAGAAACTCCAAATCCGTTTCATCACGCTGCGTCACCCGCGCGAACGCTACCTCCGCAACGCCAGGCGCGCTCACCAGCGTCATTGCGTACTTGGCTGCGATCGTCCCCGCGATCTCGACTAGCGTCTGCCCCTCATACGCAACGCTGCTGCGGGTTCTCATCGCGGGAGTTATATATGCGGCAAGGCAACGCAGGCGAAACACGTCAGGCGGTCCCTCGAGTTCGAGATCATCGACCTGAAAGGCGCCGCACTCCAATAACTGCCCGTTGCGGTATCCGATCGATGCGGTAAGATCGTCGCCCAGCGCCGGATACCACGGGCCCTGCCAGCGTTGCGCGTGGTCTTCGACCTCGATGCACAGTTCTCCGGAGGCGCCCCCGAGCCGGTCTATGTAATCAATCGCGCGGACCATCGGCGCTATGTCACCAGTGATGTTCGCACCCGCGTAAACGACTATCCACTGCGGCGCGAGTACTGAAAATGCCGCCGCCGCGCTCATGATTGACTAGCCGTCGCGGCCGGCGCCGCGGCGCTTCTCCACGGCGGAAGATCGATGACCACCGGCGGGCTCGCACTCAGCACCGGCACCCAAATCAGCATTCCAGCCTCGAAGACCGGCTCGATTGGAACCGAGGGATTCGCCATGATAATCGGATTGAAGCGCGTGGCATCGCCATAGTAGTTCCACGCCAGCAGATCCCAGCGTTCCCCGGCGCGCGTGAGATGCGCAATATACTGCATCGCCGTCACCGCACCACGCTGCGCGTGATTGCCGCGGTCGAAACGTCCCCAGGCTGCAAGATCGCGGTGGGTGGCGCCGACGGCGCGGGATTGCCGAGCAGCGCGCTCAGGCCCGCCGGCGCGAGCGGCGTCGGTGGCGCGCTCGTGTTGCTCGACCCGGCGATCAAGCCGAGCGGTGCGAAGCTCGGCACTATCGCTGCGCCGGGGTCGAGCATCGAATCAAGCGCCCATTCCTTCAGCCCGAGCCGTAGCCGCAGCGCGATTGGTGCGCCACCCGCATCCAGCTGCGCCGCGCGGGTGGCGATCGTTTCAATCACGAAGAAGCCGCGGAAAATTCCGTTGCCGAGCACCAGCGGCATCGCCTGATGAGTTTCCGCCGCCACCCGCAAAGCCAGCGCCTGCAGCTCCGGATTGGTGAATGAGGCGTGCAGCAGCAACTCGAACGACAGCCGCTCGAGGCCATCCCCGGTCCATTGCAAGCGCGGCTGGGCTTCGATAACCGGCTGCTCCGCGTATACGTAATTGCGCTCGGACTCGATTCCCACGGGCGAGCCGATTACTTCAAATCTTATGAGACCGAGCTCAGCGAACATCGGGATTCCTCCGAATAGTCACAATGAGAAGCGCGGCGCCATCGGCCGCGGCTCAGCCGAGACGGGCTGCGGCGCCGCCGGCGCCGCTCTCGCGCCGGACCGAGGTGGCGGCCTCGACTCGCATCGGACGTCCCGCCAGATCCGCGCCGTTGAGACTCGCGGCCGCCGCCACGGCGTCCTCGGCACGCGCCATCTCCACGAAGCCGAATCCGCGCGAGCGCCCATCGAAGCGGTCGCGCACCACTTCCGCGCGTTCGACCGCGCCCACGCGGGCAAACGCCTCGCGTAGTTCTTCGTCGTTTAGCCGGAAACTCAAGTTGCCAACAAACAATCGCGCACTCATCGTAACTCCGCCTCTACCCGGTTGCGGTCGTTGCGCACTAATCCGAATCCCCTCCGCCGTCCGCGATCGCGTCTGAATAGTCGCGCACCGCGCGGGTCCAGTAGCCGAGCTCCGCGAAGTCCATTGCGCACAATTCGGCTAATGAGAATCCGAATCGCACGAGACCTGCGAATCCGCCGGCGGAGGGAGCTGAAAATTCGCCCCGATCACTTCGGCTTGCAGTGCAAGCACGTCTCCCAAATCCATCCCCAGAACGTCTTCATAAACGATTCGCCGTCCGTCGATTTCAACCAACTCCGCGATCAGTGCGAACAACACCGCCGCGGGATCGTCGCTCACCGTGGCTCGCTGCGCGCGCATCAGATCGCGCCCATAGCCTTTCCGGATTACGGCTTCTCGGCCCGAGGGCAGGACCATCGCGCGTTCCGCGCGCGAGGTTTCTTCGGCGTCGATTCCGATTGCCACCCCGTTGACTCGAATTTCATCGGCCATCATTCACCTCACTGGCTGCCAAGCCGCGGTTGGACCATGCGGATCCTCAGCCGCCAAGGTTGCTGCGAAACTTCGCGAGCTGATCCACGCCTCCAACCACATAGAGATTGGCAAACACGTCGTATAAGTAAATTTGCGCGCCCGCGACGTAGAGTTCGGCGTGGTAGATGCTTACCGCCGAGGTCGTCTCGACCATCTGATGCTGGCGCAGGGCCGGGGCTCCCGCGTCCTTGAACACTCCCGTCATAAGGTAGACGACCGGCAATTCCGCGCTGCGTCCCTGGCTGGTGTACTGCTCCAGATTTCCGCGCGCCTGAAAGTAGTGCGCCTGAAACGGGCTAGCGGCGAATGTCAGCACCTCGGCGTCGAAGGAGGCCCACTTGATCCGCGACTCGAGTTTGGCCACGCCCGCCCACAACTCCGCGGTTCCCGCCATGCCGAGGCCCTTGTAGTCGATCATTTTCTGGCGGGGATGCGCGATTTCAATTTCCTCCGCCCGGCCAAGCAGGCCGACTCCATCAATGTATATATTCGCGTTAGTCAGGGAATTGATCTGGATATTCATGTCCGTCTCCTCCTACGCGGTCGCTCCGGCCGCCGCGGTTATCGGACTGGTCTGGCCGAGCTGAGCGAGCAGGCTCGAATCGATGTAGCTCTGGAAGGTGATCCGCTCGGCGGGCGGCGGCGGCATCACGTCCACGTCGAACACCAGTTGCCCAGCGGCGACCTGGCTGGGCGGATTCTCGGCCGGGTTGTAGCTCGCGGCGCCGGCGACCAGCGCGCCGCGCTGGATGAGGCTTCGGATAAAGGCATTGACGCTCGCGAGAATCGCAGTGATAAGCGCATTCGAGATCGGCTGATCGATGAACTGAAGCATCGAGAGCTGGATTGATTCCTCGATCACGTCCATCGTCCGCCGCACGTTGATGAAGTTGGCCGGCGAGGTAATCGATGGGTACGCGGCCGAACGATTGCCCCATACCCGCAAACCCGTGCCGAACGCGTTGAACACGGTCGCGATACCCTGGGCATTGAGGTTGTTCACGTCGGAGAGCGGGTCCAGAATCGAGGCATAGATATTTACGTCCGGGCCGAGAATCCCGGTCACCTCGGTGTTCGAGGGCGACCACCAATAGCCATTGGCGAGATCCTTCGCCGCGATCGCGCCAGCGACCCACTGCGAATACGGTCCGACCGAGGTGCCTGAGAACGGCGTCGTAACCGGCGTGCCAGCCGCGGACAGAGTTACCGCCGTGGGAACCAGGCCCGCGTCATAGAATTGCTCCTGCGGATAGCACAGGATGACGCGGGTCGAGGAGGTATCGAACGCGGTTCCGGCCGTGCCCCGGTTTGAAATTGCGTTTGCGACCGGCGTCGAAGGGGCTGAATCGACCAGCGCCATCGCGCGAATCGTGTTGGCCATCGCCGCCAGCGCGCTCGCCACATCGGCGTTTTGCGAGAAACCGGGGGCTATCAGCAGCTTGGCGAAGAAGCCCATCGTGCCGTACGTGGTTTGCAATGCCTGAATGCCGCTGTATACCCCGGCGGTGACCGCGCCGATAATATCCGCGTCGGCGACTTTGCTCGGATCGGCGTAGTTAAATGAGACGCTTACCGCCTCACCCGCCGTGAGCGCCCCGCCCGTCAGCGCCGTGATCACTCCGTTGACCGCGTCAAGCGAATAGTCAGTTCCACTGACGTAGGTGGTGGTGCCGGCCTGGTTCTTCACAAGCACGTTCGACACGCCCATGTGGGCCAGGTTGAGCGCTTGCGCCCCAGTGGCGGGAAAGCTCATCGCCTGGGCGGTGATGGCGGTCGTATGGCGGGCCGGATCGAATACATTGATGACGATTGCCTGTCCCGCGCCCTGCGCCTGTATCGCGGCGAGCGCGTAGGGAATCGAGTAGCCCTGGACCAGCGGACCGAAGTTGGCCGCGTCCAGGGCGGAACTGACCAGAGTCGGAGTGTTCGGCGCCGGAGCGGCGGCGGGTGCGGCGACAGCCCACGATGGCGCGGTTCCCACCAGGCCGATAACGGCCGACTTGACGACGCTGACCGGATTCGGGCCGCTGGTGACCTCGATAACTTCAACCCCGTGCAGGAAGCTTGCTGGCATATCCTGTTACCTCGCGCGGGGAAGCTGCCCCGCGATATCCGTGCGAATTTCCGGGCGTTCTCGCATCGCGTCCCGCCGTCAATTAATCGGCGGCGTTTCGCCGGGCGTCGCGGTCACGTAGTCGGCGTAGCTATACGCAATCCCCACCGTCGCTCCGGCTGCGATCGCTCCGCCCGCGAGCGCCGTCACAATTCCATTTACGGCGTCGAGTGAGTAATCCGTCCCCTGCACCAGCACTGCGCCGTCCAACGCGGTCACCACGACGGCGGACAGGTTGCCGTTGGGAAGCAGTATCTGCCCCGCCGAGTTGAAGGTGAACGCGGCCGGCGCCAGCGTAACCTGGGTCTGGCCGCCCTCTTCCATCGCGACGCCGCGAATTAACAACGGATAGTTTTCCGTGGATGACGGCTCGACCGCGACCGTGGCGAGGGCGAACGAGATCATATACACCCACACGCCGCCCTGCTTGTCGCGCTCGACGAAGCGCTCGGCGCGCGGATAGATTTTGCGGCATCCGGGAATCCGGAAACCGGTCAGCGCGGCGCGAATCGCCTCGAGGATCGAGTAAGCGCCCGGGCTCGGACCGTCGGCCTCGGCGCCATAATTCCATCCGAGGTCGCGCATCATCACGGTCACGCCGAACTCCATCACCCGCTGCTGGATAATCACCGCGGTGTCGAGCATTGCGCCGTATTTCGCGCCCAGATACTGTACCAGCGCGGCGCCGACGCGATGCACCAGGCGGTAGGACTCGGGGCGATCGGGATAGTGCGCAATTTCAATACCCCCGACCTGCGCTTGAAGCTGCGCGACGATCGCGCTTTCGATCGTCGCGATATCAATCGCGGTTGGCGGAGTGAAATTCGTGCCGCCCCACGGGCCATCCAGCATCGCCGCCATCGCCTAATACCCCTTTAGCGTATCGCGGCTGAAGACCCGCGTCGGTCCGGTCAATTCCTCGGCCGCGCCCGCCACGGGTGGCTCGGCATTGTCGGCCGCCAAACCGAGCGTCAGCTCGCCCGCCGCGACTTTGGTAAGCATCGCAATCGCGTCGTCATAGCGTTTGCGGGCGTCCTCGATATCACGCAGCGGACGCAGCGCTTGCAAGCGGTACATCGCGATATCCGAGGCGAGCCGGTTGAGCACCTGCGGCGGATCGCCGAGCGGCAGTGCGAATCGCCCCTCGAGGTAGCTATCGATCTCGGCCGACGCGTCGCCCAGCGCCTGGGTGAGCGCGCCGGTGTTGACCGTGATCGCGGTGGGATCCTCATTGGTGAGTTGGATTAGATCGCGATTAGGGTAGCGATTGATCATGTCCTGGGGAGCCGCGTAACTCACTGTCGGTCACCTCGTCTTGAAGCGGACTGAGTAAAGGGCCCCCGCAAGCCCATCCCTCGGCCGTGGCTTGCGGGGACCGGGGACGAGACCGGCGCGGCGGGAGGAGGGTTCACCGCGACGGTCCAGGGAAAAGTAGCCATTGGCCGCACCGCTTCCTACGCCAGATACTCGCTGACGATCAGGTCGGCGCTGTTTCGCCAGATATTGGTCGTCGCGACCGTCGCGCTCGCGCCGGCGCCCGCCATGAATTCGGAATTAAGCAATTGGCGCGCGACTTCTTCGAGCGAGGGCGGAACGATCAGATATACGCCCTTGCGGCCCGAGAGCGCTCCGAACGGCGCGCCGCCGTCGGTCTTGAATGACCGCATCGCCGCGCGAACCGCGCCGTAGTTCACTGGATTACTCAGATCGGCGTTGCTGGCGTACGCCAGCTGCCACAACCCCACGCCGGTGTTGGCGCGTCCATCGACTCCGTAGCGGAACTCGCGGCGGTTGAAGACCGCTTCGTCGGTGACAGTGTTCATCCGCGTGACCGCATACTCGCGCCGCATCTGGAAGATGAACGGCCGGATCGCCCGCGACGCGTCGACCAGGTACCAATACGCTCCAGTGCCCGAGGTGTTGATATTGGCCGCGCTGGCGCCGCCCGACTGATTCATCGGTCCGACCGGATGCGCGGCCGAGAAGAACGGCTGCCCGTCGTAGCCAACCACATCGCCGGGATTGCTGACCGCGTCCTTCAGCATCGAGAACAGCAGCATGTCGGGATGCATCTTGGTGTCCCAGCCGAGCTGCTCGATGATCGGCTCATAGACGCCGTAGGTGTCGTCCTCGATATCGTTGCGATCGATCGC